CTACCGGTTCTCCACACAGTTAGTTTCGAAATTGTATGTTTCGACACAAAATGTCTATATTATAATATGCTCATTTTTCGCATATGAAATTTAAAATTTCTAGACCAGAAAAAAAATCGAAAACAATGTTATGAAACTTGTAGAAAAATACATCCTTGAGAACTATAATGAATATGATGACCGTGTAAAGTTGTTCCTTTCACGCGTCTTTGAGGATGTGAAGAAAAGTAACGATGAAAAGTTAAGCAATTACTTCTATTGCTGTTTGGATCTTCTTGCGCATCAGTTAAGTCTTTATTACCTAAGCGTTGATGCAATTGAAGAAGCAAAGAACCTAAGTTCAGAGGACGCATACAAACGTGTGAGTAAAAACCCAGCCGTAGCAATCATGGCAAAGGCACACCAGCAAATTTTGGACATCTTGGAGAAACTCAGTCTTTCACCATTCCAAAAGGCAAAGTTGAAGAAGCTCAATGAAACAAGCGATGATGAATCCGCAGAACAACTTTTAAAAGAATTAACAGAATAAGATGAAACATAAAGAAATATCAACTGAAGAGAAATTTGAAATATTATTAAAGTACTGTGAAAAGAAGATTGGATATAAAGAGACACATGACTTTTTAGATAAGGTATTAGAAGTATATGATCCAATAAGTTATGCAGCAGAACTAGCATTAAGTTTAATTAAAAATAAAAAATAACAATTATGGAAGAAATTTGGAAAGTTTATAAAGAAGGTAAAATAGTAAAATGGGAAGTTAGTAATTTAGGTAATGTTAAACGAAATGGAAAATTATATCAATTAGATGATAGTAAAGATTATTGTATATTTTCATGGTATGCAGTACATAGAGCAGTAGCAGAATTATTTGTTCCTAACCCTGAAAATAAACCATGCATAGATCACATAGATACTAATGTTAAAAACAATAGAGCAGACAATTTAAGATGGGTGACTTATAAAGAAAATAATAATAATCCATTAACAAGAAAACATATGTCAGAAAGTACAAATCATAATGGTATAAAAAATCCAATGTATGGTAAAAAACATTCAGATAAAACAATAAAACTTATGCAAAAGAATAGAAAAGGTAGAACAGTTTGGAATACTGGCTTAAAATTGATGACTGATGGATATGATAATATATATGTAAAGCCAGAACATTGGGGTGAGTTTATAGATATTGGTTTTACTTTTGTTAGGAAATATCCAAGAAAAATAGAATATGCAGTTAATAGACCAACACAAGAATTAGAAAAGAGATGTAGATAGCGGTTAGTCCTCTTCTACATCCTTCTAGTATCAAAGTTAATAAGATATATATTTAAAACAAAAAGAGCTTTAGAGGATGAACAATGCCATATTTGCAAAAACGTAGAATTTCAACAAGAAAAAAGAAAGAACACGAAAACAATAAAAGGAGAAACAGTACTTGGAATAAGTATTATCAAAATCCAAGATGGAAGAAACTTAGAGATTGGTATATGAGCCTCCACCCTATTTGCGCAGATTGCATGATTGAAGGGCGTTCAGTGCCAGCGACTGAACTTCATCATAAGAGACCATTCAGTACGGGTAAAACTGAAGAAGAGCGAATGGAGCTTCTATTGAATCCTGACAATTTGGTAGCTCTTTGTTCGGAATGCCATGACAAGAGACATTTCATATTGAATCATTCTTGATTAAGTTTCTATATTATATTTATAATAAGTATGAAACATCCTTATGATGTTGAATTAATATGAGAGAACATTAAAGATGCCGTGCATGAAAACAGACTACATTAATTGACAACATATATTTATATTTTATTTACCCATTTATATTTAAGTATACTTTTGCGTCGGTTGTTCTCTCATTTTTACCTTTGTCTTTGAAAAATGTTATTTTTAACAAATAACAAATATATGACACATAAGACTAATGCTAAAACATATAACACTAATAGTTGAGAATATTAAAAGAGCCAGAGATAAGAAATATGTAAATGAAATAATTGATGCTATATCTGATTCATTAACAGACTTTCCTGATACAGTTGGTAAGATAAATATTAGTAGAGATAAGGACCTATTCTATACTGCATTTGATATTAAGATATGTAAAACAGGAGACTTATTTTTCGTCTTATTACAAGAGTTCTTATCAACTATAATTCAAACAGAAGACAAGGTAGAAGTAACGATGCAAGTAGTAGAAGAAAAGGAAATAAAGGGAGTTACTTATAAAATGTTTAACTATTTACCTAATAAAAAAGAAAATGAAATTTGAAGATTGTAAAGATTATAATAAATGTGAAGATGGTTTTTATCGCTATGTTTATGTAACTATTTGTACTAATCCTAATTATAAAGATAATTTTTATATAGGAAAACATAAGCATAAACATATATTAAACAATTATACAGGCAGTGGTAAATTAATTAAGCAATATATTAAAGAATATCCAGACGAATATATTAAATTAATTCTTGGAACTTATTTAAATAATGAAGAGCAATCTAAAGCTGAATTATATTTTATAAATAAATATATAAATGATTATACTTGTTTAAATATTAATAAAGTAAGTGCAGCAGGTTTTAGTAATCATAATCATTCAGAAAAAACAAAAAAACTTTTTAGATTGCGAAAACATTCAGAAGAATGGAAACAAAATCAAAGCAATAAAATGCGTGAAAAAAATAATCCATTTTATGGAAAACATCATTCAAAGGAGTGGTGTGAAAATCATTCTAAAAAATGAAAGGTAAAAAGCATTCACCAGAAGAATATGAAAAACAATCTAAAACTTTTAAATCTAAAAAATATAAATGGTTAACAGATAACATAGTAGAAGTAAGAGTTAGTAGTGAATATTGGGGTGAATTTATTGATATTGGTTTTCATTTTGGTAGAATATATTTTAGTAGGAAACGAAAAAAATAACTATATTATATTTGTCAAACCGTGAGGTGAGACAATGTATCTTTCATATTTTATTATATATTTAATATTATCTTTTTTTAGTTCATTAAATATTATCTTTAAAAAATTCATTAGTCATATTGTTTGAGCCTAGCCCAGTTGGGTTAGGCTTTTTGTATTATATTAAGTAAATATGTCTATTTTATTTATTAGAAAATGAAAAATACACCACAAATCTATAATGAGTAGTTATTTCGACTTAACAAAAACTTATAATCAATATGCAAAAGATGTCGTAGATGGCAATATAGTAGCTTGTAAAGCAATAAGATTAGAATGTGAAAGATATATATCTTGGTTTGACAGAGACGACAGATACTTTGATTATAATGATGTTGATAGAAAAATTAAGTTTGTTTCTAAAATGAAACATACTACAGGCATCCATGCAAGACACAATTTCATACTTTTGCCTTGGCAGCAGTTTGCCTTTGCAGGTATATTCGGTTTCAAATGGGTAGAAAATGATTACCGTGTTATTAAAAAGGCATTATTGTTTATGTCCAGAAAGAACGGAAAGACTGCAACTGCTGGTGCTTTATCATTATGCTGTGCTGTATGTGACAATGAAAATGGAGCAGAGATAGATATGGTTGCTAATAATGCTAAACAGGCATCTATTTGCTATGACCAAACTAAAGACTACGCAGAATCCATTGATCCACAAGGTAAGATATTCAAACGTTTCAGACACAACATTAATATCCCAATGACTAAATCTGTTATTCAGGTTCATTCATCAGATAGTATGGGACTTGACGGTTGGAATACATCAACTGCAATAATAGACGAGTTCCATGCTGCAAAAGACTGGGGTCTTTATAACGTTTTGATGTCTTCAATGGGTATGAGAACACAGCCTTTAATGATTATACTTACTACTGCGGGTTTCTTAACAGGTGAGACTTATCCATGCTATTCAATGTACGTTACCTGTAAGCAGATATTGGATAACTTAAAGGAAGACGATACGATGTTTCCATTAATATATGAATTAGATGAAGGTGATGACTTTAAAGACGAATCTGTTTGGATTAAATGCTGTCCTTCATTAGGTCAGACTGTTCGTTATGAGTATATGAGGGAACAAGTACAGGATGCTATTAACAATACATCGTTGGAAGTTGGTGTAAAGACTAAGAACTTCAATATGTTTTGTCAGTCAGCAAATATTTGGCTTTCTATTGAGAAGATTCATAATGTCATGGAAGAAGTCAATATAGATGACTACATAGATGAAATAGCATTTGGTGGTTGTGACTTATCAGTTGTATGTGACTTATCCGCACATGCAATATGCATCCCACCTAACCCTGATAGAAAATTACATCCTGACAAATTTATATTCAAACAATGGAGCTATATACCTGAAGAAGCATTGGAGACTTCAGCAAACAAAGAATTCTATAAGGAATATATTAGAAGAGGACAAGCATTCAAGACTTCAGGAAACGTAATTGATTATAATACAATATTAAAGGACCAATTAGAACTTAATGGAAAGCTTCAGATTATAGATTATGGGTATGATACATATAACGCTACAAGCTGGGCAATAAACGCAGAAGAACAAGGACTACCTATTGCAGCATATTCACAGACATTATCTTCTTTCAACAAACCAACAAAATTCTTAGAAATCTTAATACGTTCAGGAAAATGTGTAATAGACAAGAATATAGTTACTGACTGGTGCTTTTCTAATTGTGAACTAATGATAGACCACATGGAAAATGTTAAACCTACTAAAGCAAACGGAGAAAAAAACAATAAGATTGACTGTGTTATTGCGATGCTTGAAGCATTAGGATGCTATCTTAATAGTAAATATTTTGCACCCGAAGCGTGGACTGTATAAATTTACTATTTTATTTAAATATATCATCTATACATGATGATAGAAACTACAAATATATTACTAATTTCATATGAAATGGTGGTTTAGCAAAAAAGAAGTGCGTTCAGAAGCACCACATCAAGAGACTACCACAAGCGCATGTGATGAAGTAAACGCAGGAATTGGACTTTTACAGAAACTTCTTAATTTGAAGGATTATGGAGCAATGCATCAATCAGCATTTTTCAGTGCAGTTTCTTTAATATCAAACTCCATCGCTCAAATGTCTTGGGAATTGAAATCATTTGATGAAGACGATAACATCGATGATAAGTTTTTGAAAGACTTATGGTCAAATAGTCAATTGACACAGTTTATGACTGTGAAATCAATGATTAAAGATTGTCTTTTGCATGGTAACGGTTTTGCTTATATAGAACGTGACAAAGGCGGTAAGCCAAAATCAATCAAATATTTACCATTTGGTGAATGTAACATTTTCTATAACAAAGTAACAGGCGTTTTATTATATCAATGTCCTAGAATCTCAAGTTCAATGATAGAACCAGTAGATATTATTCATCTTAGAATGCTTACTAAAGATGGTGTTAATGGTATTTCTATTCTTGACTATGCGAACTCAACAATTAAGCTTTCAGCATCAGCGGAAAAGGCAGCTCACGAATTTTTCTCTTCTGGTATGACAGTTCAAGGCGTTTTATCAACAGAAACTCCTCGTTTAACTAAAGATCAAAGAGAAGCAATCCGTTCAGCATGGAATGAATCACAATTAGGTGCAGGCGCAGGACTTGCAGTTTTGGAAGGTGGTATGAAATATACTCCAGTATCTTCTAATTCTAAAGATGCAGAATTATTGGAGACTAGACTTTTCAATGTGCAAGAAGTAGCACGTTTCTTCAACATCAGCCCTGTTTTGTTAGGTGACTTATCTAAATCATCTTATAACTCAATAGAACAAGCTCAATTACAGTTCGTTATCAATACTCTTGCTCCTTATATCG